ATGGATATTGTAGATATGGACGGTGATAAAAAAAACGGGGTTCTTACCGTTCCAATATTATATGGCCCAGAATTCGCATGGAACCTTGCACATAATATTTGTTTTTTTTCGATTTTAACTACGAGTTTCAGCATGGCGTTTTTATATGATATCACAGTGGCTGTGTATTTTTTATTGTTACAGATGCCAATGTTTTTAGATATGGCATATATACATACATACCGCTATAATTCGGATATCATAAGAAAATATTCACAAAGAACATTTCAGCCACTTGTTTTTACACTCGCATATTTGTGTTTGGTAGCTAGATTTAAATAATCATCTGCTTTTGATTTGTAATACTTACGCTACCTGGCTTATCGAGCTTAGTAACGTACTTGATTCGTGTCCAGTCAATCTTGACGTCCTTGTTTTTTTTAAGGCCCGAGAGCTCCTTGCAGACTACTGCGCCCTGCTTAGCAATCTTGAGGATGTCGTTTTTTTCTAATACAAGGTCTTGGGGTATTTTACTGATGACGTGGCAGCTAGGGTAGCCAGCAACGTGAAACCAGATATCCTCTGGATCAGCTGCGTCGATGATGTCGTGGTTTTCTTGGGCGTTTGTTCCGACAATAAAGTCGACGTTGATGTTGAGAGAGTCGATGCGGCGAGTAACGGTCTTCATGATTTCAGTTTATCTATACTATGAACAGGTAAAAAGTTTTCAATTTTTTATCAGATTTTACGTAAAAGTATGCTAATTGAAGTTTTCTGGAACTGTTTCCTACTGTGGATTTTGCAAAGTTCAATATTTTTACGTTAAAATACCAAAAATACTAAGAAAAAGAAATGGGGTCGCTCAGAAAAAATGGACATTTATTTTTGTCCATTTTATAAAACCTCGATCACAAATTTTATTTATTTCTGTGATATTTTGGGTATGCAGTCAAATGCAGTTAATTATAATATTTTTTTATTAAAAACGATAAAATATTATATTCAAAAAACCACTTAAGACTTTTTTCTTTGCTAAGTATAAGGACATAGATGGCAAACATTTCAGGCAAGCAAACATTTCGGTGCGACACTTGTGACTATAATACGTCACGTGAAGATCAATATGACCGACATTTAGCCACTGCAAAACACAAAAAGCAAATTCGGGCAAGGGATTTAGGCGAAGTGGAAAATACATTTTCATGCAAATGTGGCAAAACGTATAAGCATTTGTGTAGTTTATGTAAACATAAACATAAGTGTCCTTTACTTAATCCAAAAGAAGCTGTAAAAACAGAGAGTCCGGTTCGCACCGAAATATCCAATGAAACTATCATGCAGTTAATAAAGCAAAACGAAGAATTAAAAAACATTCTATTAGAAAAGAAAGAAACCGAAACTGTTGAATTAAAAACTATAATCATAGACTTAATGAAACAAAATCAAGAAACAATGGTTGATCTAGTATCCAAAGTAGGAAACAACAATAACAATACTATCAACAACACAATCACAAACAATAACAGTTTTAATCTCAACGTGTTTCTCAACGAAACCTGCAAGGACGCTATCAATATCAATGATTTCATCAAAAACATCGAAATCCAACTCAAAGAAGTCGAAAACGTAGGCAACAATGGATATGTTTCAGGCATTACCGACATTATCGTATCAAGACTCAAACAACTCGATGTCACAAAACGACCCGTGCACTGTACAGATTTGAAACGAGAAACTCTTTATATCAAGGACAAAGATACTTGGGATAAAGATACGAATGACAATACAAAAATGAGAAATGTGGTAAAGGCTGTAGCAAAAAAGAACTTATGCACAATTCCAAAGTGGCGTCATGAAAATCCAGAATGCCAAGACCCCGAAAACGACAAATACACATTTTGTATCAATATGATGCGCAATGCATTTGGAGAATTAGACGAAACGCAGCAAACAAAAATTGACGACAAAATCATAAAAAACGTTGCTAAATTAGTGGTCGTTGATAAAAATCCAATATCTAACTAAGTTTTGATGTTCCAGTTCTGTTACGATATATTTTTATAACTGGACCTAGTCCTTGTTTACTAAATAGACCCATTTTCTTTGTCAATAAACTAAAAACCGACTGGTCGTGTCTATGTTCTTGAAAATCAGGAAAATTTGGCAAAATGCTCGGGCTATCATCAATGAAATGATAGTTGCATGCTAATTCATACCAGCGTCGAACTAATTCCCTGGTTTTATCACAAACGTAAAACAAATTTGTGCCACTTTGGCGCTGCAGGCCATTCATGTGGCTATCTTCTAACATATCAAGCTCAACAATTAAATCCATTTTATTCCATCGGCGCTCGATACATACTTGGCTACCTATAATAGAATCCGTTTTTACAATCTCAAATAGTTTATCAAAAAGTGTTGCAAATCGAATATCAATTTCGCAACCAGCGTCTAAAAACAATAATACGTCGCCATCGGCTAGTCCATCCATAGTTTTTTTAATAATATACGGTTTCCATACCCAATATCCATAACCACGTTTATTTTTCATTATAAACTCAGAATGTTTCGACCAGAATTCTGTGTCGTTTTTTAAATCTACGTCAGTAAATAATCGAATAGAATCAAATTTACCCGTAGCAGTAGCTTGTCCCGCTAACCTATGTCCAGCATCTATAAAATTTTGACTGCCTGCACCAAACGTAATAAAATGTTTCATTTATAATATGAACTGAAAATATTATACCATTGAATCTATTTTTGGTTTACTATCGTCTAATGTTCTATTTGAGTAAATATGATTTACTGCTATTCCAGTAGCTGCAGCTGCGCATAAACACAATCCGGCACATACGCATTTTCCTAACATCATTGGAATCATAATATATATAAAATATATTATATTTATTTCCATTATTCTAAACTCTTATATGCAGTCAAATTGTAATTACAACACTATATTTTGTAATTACAAATATGTTTATTCGCTACCGTTTGCTATTCGCTACCAAAAAATCCGCCCTTCCCTACCTTAAAATCACTCAACCGAGTAATAGCCTCTGTCTTATCCTTCAAAATCTCACGAAACAAATCACGAATAGAAATCATACCAGTAAAATCTTGGTTCTTATCATCCAAAATCAACAGATGGCGAATATCCTTAAACATCATCTTATTCATGCAGTCATCCAACGAATCCGTCTTATTCGCAGTAATAATCTTCGGACCATAGGTGCAAATATCCTTTACCTTTACAATATTCGCATCCTTGTCAAGAGCAGCAACCTTATTAATATAATCACGCTCTGAGCAAACGCCTACAACCTTGTTATTCTTGTCTGTTACTGCAAGGCACCCCACGTTAAATGCTGTAAAGCGTACAACCGCATCCTTTGCCGAATTTTCTTCACTGATACGAAAATCGACCTTACGATAGCACGACTTTTCAAATACGGAAAGTGCAGAAACCTTTTGAATCGAAAATCCCCTACGAAGCATACTATAAATATATAAACCCACAAATGTTTATATATTTTTTCAATAATATTTTATCAAAACTCGGGTAATAGTATTATCAAAACTCGGGTTCATGCTTCTTAAATAGGCAGCCTTGTTTTGATAAATTCGCAATAGGAACAATAATTCCAGGATCTTGGAAATCAGGCGCATCTAACCAAATCTTAATAATACAAAAATTCTTTTTGGGAGAAATTGTAATTCCATTCACATGTTTCATATGGTCCGCATCTTCGCATAACGCCTCGCCACATAATAAATAAAAAAGCGTCTTCCATACATCGGGGACGTGTTTATTTACAACTTTATAAGAAAAACATCCCCCGTTTCTATTCCGTGGGTCTTCCCACATGGGCGTAATGCCTTCCCGCATAACAAACAACATACAGTTCTTAACGATATTTTCGTGAATGACTTCGTTGAGGGTAATTACCTTTTCGGCGGTATCTATACTTTTCATAACGATAGTATAACCAGATAATTCCCAATTCTTGTCGTGTGGTAAATGATAATATAAATTCCATTTACCATTCAGAGAATGTTGTTGGGTAGGAATACTCACTGCATCCATTCTAGTGATTACGCCCGTAATATATATGTTTGAAAATCTTTATATTGTTTTTTAGTTTTGAGGAATAGTATATATTACTCTTGAGTTACGACGACATATTCAGAATTTCCAAGTAAAACATATTGACTGCTTCTAAGTTCAACGGTTTGAACATTATTATCCAAAATTTCAACTACATAATCTAGATCAAAATGATAATTGAGAGGTTGGTGCTCCAAATAACGCTTTATAAAAAGTGGAGATAGAATTTCATTATTGACATTATAATAACCCTTATCAAGATCAATATAAATTGAGGTTTTCATTAGAGGATGAGTATATTTTATGCTTAAAAAGAAATGCGGCGATGGAACAAGAGGCAAAACGGCAGACATAGTCACGGGTCTAGGTTTCAAAAAAACTTGATTCGCATATTTATTTTCCACCTTCAACGTCACCATTCCCTCAGAGTTCGAAGACACGATACTATTCATTGCATTCGTTGTTTCAACAAAGCATTCGCTGTAAAGATCAGCGGGTTCTGTCATAGGCTTTAAAAAATCATACGTGTCTTTATAGTAAAAAGCATCTCCCACAAATTTATTGGGGTCTCTAGACAACAATAACGAACTACAAATCCAATTCGATGTCATTGGCTCTATTTTTTGATTATTTGAAATAGCAAATAAATATCGAGTTCCATATACGAAATTATCAATTCCGCTTTTTATAATCGGGAATTTATCATATAAATGTTTATATTGTTTCTTCGCCTTTTCGCTAACCTTTACATACCAATTTAATATATAATAAGTGTATAATCCAAGATTTGTCGTTTTTATGGTTTCGTAATAAAATGCGAGCTTAGATTCAAAGTGTTTCTTTATATTTCCAAGAATATTTGCTGCGTCAAACATATATAATCTTATATTCCCAACGTTTTATATATTTTTATAATACAATAAATCCTTTCAAATATTCGGCATAATGTGGTGGCAAATACGTATTTTGTGATATAGCAACACGATTCAATTTCGTATTTTTGCGATCATATATGTCAAGACAATTTTGAATTTTTTCTTCTATCTTATTGACATCTGTAAACTGGTCTTTGTTGTATTCTTGGTGTGTAAAATTCTGTATTTTATTACGTATGAAATGCTTATCGCCAAAATAGCTAAGATGCCAACCTCCCATTTTCAAAACGTCGCACCCATGTGAACGATTATACATACGAATTTGCTGAAACGATAGCCCAGTATCCTTATATTTTTTATAAGAAATGATCTTCGCCAAGTGCCATTTTTCAGCCATCTTAGAATTTAAGTTATAATAGTAAAAGTCTTGTTCTAATGCTTGTATAGATACGCTAATCGTTCCTTTACGAACTGCTTCAATAATAGTGGGGTCTGGGATTTCATCCAAATCACTTACAAATAATACGTCTGAATTATCTAGTCCCAAAATATCGACCCCACGACTTATGCAGTTGCGCTGAAAGTTCTCATTCGCCCATTGATGTTGTTGCCGAATATCAACATGTGGTTGCTTATGTGGAAAATCCTCTACAATGACATGGATGATTTTGGAGTGAAACTTTTTAAATAGATCTTTAAAATCTCGATAGGTGCATGTTTTTTCAACACCCGTATGCGTGTGCGTCGATTCGACAATTACAAAGAAATCAATATATGGATCTAATATAGACAGACGATAGTTTAACATATCGAGTTCGTTATAAAAAATGAAACAATCCACAATTTTCATTGGATAACTATACATTATAAGTTTCTAATTTTCTATATATTTTTAGGTAACAAAACAAACATAGAAATTTCACTGGTATGTATATACGAATAATGAAATTAAAAACCGGATTATTTATATTTCATAGAGACTTGCGAATTCGGGATAACATCGGCTTGATCGAGGCGGCTAAACGTTGCGAAAACCTATTTACCTGTTTTATTTTTACACCGGACCAGGTCGGAAAAAATCCATACAAAAGTAATAATGCAGTGCAATTCATGATTGAGAGTTTAGATGAACTACGTGAAGATATTTCGAAAACGGGTGGCGAATTGTTGCTCTTTTATGGTAAACAGAAGGAAATCTTGACGCACATAATAGACGACCTCGCCATAAATGGCGTCTATTTTAATGAAGATTATAGTCCGTATGCTTTAGATCGTGACGAAGAAACAGTCGAGCTTTGTTCCCAAAAAAACATTGCGTGTGAAATGTTCTCCGATTATTATTTATACACACCCGGCACCGTACACAGCGGTAAATCGGCATATAAAAAATATACACCCTTTTATCGTTCGGTTTTACATAAACCCGTTGCTATTCCAAATCCAAAGCATATTTCGAACATTTCAAGAACAGCGAAAGCACTCCATAAACAAATAAATATTCAAAGTGCCATGAAACACTTTACAAAGCCGAATCCAAACATACTAGTACATGGTGGGAGAACATTGGGCATTCAAAAACTAAAAGCTGCACAAAAGGAGCAAAAACATTATGACGAACAACGAGATTTCTTCATAGAAACTACGACATTTTTATCTGCATATATTAAATTTGGTTGTGTTTCGATACGTGAGGTATATCATTCATTTAAACATACGTTTGGTTTAAATCACGGACTGATTCGAGAACTTATTTGGCGTGATTTTTTCGCACATGTTCTATATGCTTATCCTGAAGTTGTTGGAAAATCTTATCAACCTAGATATCGTAATATCCATTGGCATAATAGTCCAAATAATTTTAAGAAGTGGGCAAGTGGGGAAACAGGATTTCCTATTGTAGATGCTTGCATGCGGCAGCTCAATGCGACTGGTTATATGCATAATCGTGGTCGTATGACAGTTGCGAGTTTTTTAATAAAAACCCTGCTCATGGATTGGCGGCTTGGTGAGAAATATTTTGCAACAAAACTTACGGATTATGACATCGCCTCGAATAATGGAAATTGGCAGGGCATCAGCGGGACGGGTGTAGATATGAAACCCTATTTTCGGGACATGAATCCTTGGATACAACAAAAAACATATGATGCGGAATGTGAATTTGTTAAAAAGTGGGTGCCAGAACTACATGATGTTTTACCAAAAGATATCCATGAATGGGCAACAGCGCATGCGGATCCAAAATATAAATCTGTGAATTATCCAAAGCCGATTGTAGATTATCATGCGCAAAAAGAAAAAATGCTAGGTTTATATAGTTCATCATGAAAACAGTAAAAAATTGAATAGCATCAACCATCACATATAACATTGCACTCAACATAATTTTAAAATGACTGCATCCGTACTTTCAAATGTTTTCAAGAATATTGTCAATTCATCTTCTGATGAAGAGAACGCACACCGTCTCTGGGAGCATGTATGTAAAACTCAAGATAATTTTTATGATATTATGGAACGCTATTCGGAAGTTGCATCACAACAAGCACCAATTGTTGCGATGAATATACAGGAGGAAATCCGCCAGGATGCAGAGCAAGTGCAGCCTGACCAGCAAGTCGAAGATTTGTTTCCGCCAGCAAATGTGACTATCCGAAGAATTTCAAAGAACGAAATGGAAGCACTTAATGCAATGTCGAGTGCACAGCGTAGGCGAGCAATTGATCTGCTCAATCTTAATGATTCAGAACGCACTAAACTCGTGAATTCTCTGTGGCGCCTCCGTAACCCAGAGCGTGTTCGCCAAAATTCACGCAGGTCCTATCAAAATCGTCTTCGGCAGCAACTTACTGACAACCTATAAACATTTCTACGATATCGTGTATATTTGTATATTTTTTTCTGTGTAATTATATAAAAATGAAAGGTTTACCAAAGATATGCGTGTTAATTATTTATTCACCAAACGAAAACTACGACAAAATGTTAAAGCTACAACAAGCCTATTATAAAAACTTTCAAAACTATATCACCTATTATTTCATTCAATTTCGAGAACAGTCTGAAGATATAATGATAAACGAAGAAACCCACTTTTTATATATTCGTGGCCAAGAAGGAATAATGAATATTTTAAAAAAAACAGCAATCGCCATGGATTATGTAACAAAAAAACATGAATTTGATTTTTTAGTACGGACGAATATTTCTACGATTACTGATATTTATAATCTAGGTGATTTTTTGGCAAGTGTGCCGAAGACAAATTATTATGGTGGCGGACATGTTTTAGAACTAAAATGGGGTACAAATTATTCTTTATATGGTACAATATACGTACAGGGGACTGGAATAATATTGAGTAGAGATATAGTAGAAGATATGTCTAAAAATTGTGATAAATTAGAGAATAATATTGTGGATGATGTGTCTATAGGCGCATACATAAAAAAATACCATAATGATATTTTTGAAGCTACGAATAAATATTCGAATCAAATTGCGCCGCATATTGGCTGTAAATGTCATAAAAAAACAGAAGATCCAGATATTTTAAAGTCAGTAGTTTTTTTTAGGAATAGAACAATATGTAAGCGTGGAGAAGATATTTTAGAGATGCAGAAGAAAATAAAGGAGATATTAGAGAAGCGCAAGTTTTTTTAGGACTCATATTATTATCAAATGGTTTGATAATAATATTCAAGGCTAAGATTTTAGATATCTAGTGCAATGGTATTTTTTGCAGAGCCATTCTTTCTGCGGCTACGCTTTGGCATATTATTATTCTGCATATCTTTCAAGGAACTAATTGAAATCATGGAATCGTCTTCGACCGTGGGCTCTTGAATATTAATGCTGCGGGGTTTTAAGCCTGCTAAGATGTTATCAATATCGGTAGTTTGAGGACCTCTCATCTCTTGTCTTGCCGAAGGTTGCTGTTGCATGCTTACCGAAGG